AATATCGCTGTACTCGGCGGCGATATACTCCGACATGCTCGCCGTAACCTGAGAGTAGGTCACGTTGAGCGGGGTCACGTCCGTTTGGGGGACGCGAACCGTAGCGGTGCCCTTCCCGATTTTCGGGAACTTCACCTGATTGCCTTCGACATTTGTCCGTTCGCGGGTCACACCGGCAAGGGCGCGAGAAGCCTGATAAGCCTGCTTGACCTCGGCATCGAACAACTGAACGTAGGCGGAAGAAATGCCAACAGCCATTTCAATCTCCATTTCAGTTAGTTGATAATTAAATGCCAATCCGCCTAGCAGTTATCCTTACGGGCTGCGGCTTGGGTGGTTTCGCGCCTCACCCCAGGGCGGTTCTGCGGGCCTTACGGTTGTCCGCAGATAACATATAATAAAAAAAGGAGCCCAAGTAAACACCGGGCTCCCTTTAAGTAAATATGAAGGAAAACTCAAGCCGGACTATAGTCCTCATTTCCGTATATTTGCTCAAACATTTTTTCTACTTTCCTTCTGTAAGAAGGATCGTTCTGATACTCGGGCTTCCCAACCATCGCAAAAAGATCTTCTTTGGACGGCGTGTCATTTGTGGGCGACACATCGACCGGAACCGACCTGTCACCGTAGTAGGAGCGGATTTTCTGCAAAGCCCTTAGCCCCTGGGCGGTGCCACCCATGATTTTAAACTCCTCAAAATCGGCCTCACTCCACACGCCCTTGCTAACCAAGCTCTGCCCCCATTGAGACATGGACTTAATTACGGCGTCAGCATTTGGGCCAAGAGCCTTGTATTCTTCATCATAGGAAAGCCTAGCCTGCTCTTGCTCTCCCCCAGCAATCTCGATGAACTTAGCCGCAAGCTGATCGAAAGCATCTTGGCTAATGTTGTTTTCCTTGGCCCAATCCTTGTAGCTGTTGTACAGCGGGTCATCGGCGGGTATCTCAGCTTGCTGAAAAACCGCCTCGTCATAAGCATCCGGGGCTTTGTGCTTCCCCTGAGATAGCTTTTTCTCAAGATCGCGGTATGACTTGGTTAGGCTCTCAATGTCAGGCCCATCTTCAGACCAAAACTTTTCTGGATACCACTCTGGGCGCTCGGCAGGCTTCGCCTCTTCCGTCGTTTCTGCGTCGGCCTTGGCTTCGTCTAAACGAGGATCGCTGCCCTCTAGGTGCGTAATCGACTCTTCTTGCTGCTGGTTATCGTCGTCACCCTGCGGGGTGGCTTCGGCCAGCAAACCTTCAGTCTCGCTCATTACTCGCTTGCCTTTTCTATTCGCCGCTCAATTTCGCGGACTATGGAGTTTTGCCCCTCTCGCGCATAGCCGTGCGAAGCATCTTCGCCGGGATACCAAGTGGGCTGCTCAATCGTCAGCGATCTAAGGTGGGCCAAAACCTTTTGGCCGTCGTCGCTGCCGAATACACGCAAGTACAGACGATTTGTGTCGCTCTGATCCTGCTTAGTAGTTTTGGTAAGTTCCGGCTGAAATTGCCGTAGTCCGTCCCATCCTTCGACGGTTTGCATCAATCACCTATTGCTGTGCGGGCTCCATGCCCTGCTGGGCCGCCATCTGCGCCATTTGGGCGGCTTGCTCCATCATCTGCATCCGCTCCTCTGGCGTAGTCCTGAGATTTGCTGGAACACCGAGCTTGTCGGCAATGTAGTCAGCAATCCCACCAGTTCGAACTGCCATCTGGCCTTCAGGCCCAAGCGACGATGCAATCTGCACCCATTGCGTAATCTTTTCGATGTCGCCCATGTTCTGCGCCTGAGCAATCGGGCTAACAGGTATGACCTTCACTTCCAGGCCGTTTACACGCAACGGCATGTCAATCAAGCCCTGATCGTCCATCACGTACATGACCCGCGCAATTAGCGGCACCATGGTTTCCGTAATCAAACGACCAAAGGCACTCCCCAGGTTCTGGGATAACTCACGCATACGCTCCGCAATCTCTGTGGCAGAACGGGCGCTCATATTGTCGGGCGGCAGCGTGTCGTCCAACAAAATCTTCTTAACATTCATTCGCAAGTCGTTAATCACAATTTGCGAAACATTGAAGTCGCCAGAGCGGGGCAGCATCTTGAGGCTGTCGCCCTGCGGGCCGCCGTTTCTCGCCACGGGGATAATCGCACCGGGCACAATCCGAATGGTCTGCGGGTTTAGAACGCCATCATCGGCAGCCGTATAAACACCAGCAATGCTCAGTGACGCATTCTTTAGAAGAAGCTCAAGCGTTTTGTTTAGCGTCTTAATGTCAGGAATGGCCGTGACGAGGGGACCGCGACCGTAAACCTCTCCCGCTACCTTCATGTAACGTGCGACGATCCACGGAGAAGAGCGCATTGTCCGATGCACGATCTTCTCTTTCCCGTCAGGCCAAATTACACAGTAATGATACTCACCTTGACTGGCGTCTAAAATCGTTGATTCAACTAGTTCAATTTCTTCAGTCGGCTTTTCCTCAATTGCGCGAGCAAGGCGCGGCGAGATTTCCGCATCAAGCCAGTGCTGCGTAATGGCCTCTGCCTTCAGGCGCATACGGCGGTACACATTGTCCACCTTGCCGTGCGCGCCTTCCTCAATGGCAACAAGATACTGCGGCACCGACGTAAACCTGATCGGCGTTGTCTCATCGCCCGGCTGCACAAGCATGACCGCCGTGCCAACAGCAAGGTCCAGAAGGAACTCGCCCATCGCCAAGTCAAAGTTGCTTTGGCGCAATACGCTAAACATCTTGTCCGAGTAAGTGTCTAGGACGGCTTGAACCTCAATATGCCGGTCCATCGGAATGTCTGGCCCTGGCTCCAACCGGCACCAGCGACCATAAGGCGGGAATAAGCCGGATTGAATGCGGTTCGCAAACCTTTGAGTGGCGTTAATCGCCGTGCTGTCAAAGACGCGGGCCATCTTGTTCTGGCCCGGAGCGCCGCCACCTTCGTAGTAGCCGTCATACAGGTTGCGCTGGGGCAGCGCATACTCGTAGCAATCCTCGTAAATCTGACGCCAGTTATCTTTGCGGCGCTGGGCTGCGGCGTGTCTCTTCAGGATTTCTTCGACGCTATACATGGCTATGACTTCTTGTGGCTCGCCGCAAAATTACGAGCGGCCTTTTTGCTCCCAAAACCCCACGCCCTCAAGGCTAGGCCAAGTCGCGTGGGTTCGCCCTTCTCGTTCTTCTCTGGCCCATCCATGCCGCCAAATCTTGCGGCGAAGGAAACTCTGCGCGGGTTGGTTCCGGTCTTAACCGGGGACTTTAGATTGCCACCCTCTTTGCGCTCAAAGTAACGCCGACCCTTTTCGTTCAGCCCACCTTCAGGGTTTTGGTGAATCTTCTTAACCACGAGCGGCACGCATGTTGTCGATCAGGTTGGGGTACGGACGACCAGCCTTACGCGCCGCACGCATTGCAGATCGCTTTTGTGCGGACGACAAAGACTGGGGCTTGCCCGCAGACTTGGGCCGTGGCTTGTCCCAAACTTTCTTCTTGTCCTTCATCCCTAACCCATCAACGGGCGAACCTGGGTCCGCGCTCTAATCCTTGCGGCACGCTCGCGCTCTGCACGGCTACCGTATCTAAGCTCTCTGGCACGCGCCGACACGGCAGCGCCCGGCGGCTCAGGCGGCGGGGGCGGGGGCAGCGATGGCGACACCATATCCATCACGGGGTCTAGGAATGGCGGCGAGATAGGTGGCGGCGAAACAATCGAGCCTGAGATTGGCGGCTCTACAGGCGGCTGTACGGGTGGCGTACGTCCGGTAAGTACAGCGGCGGCTCTTTCCTGCGGGCTAATAGAAGGGGCCGCAGGCTGGTATCCGCCAGTAGCCGTGACAGAGCCGCGTGCCCCAAGCCCCGGCCCAAGCTGAATGTCTGCGACGGACGGAACGGATACGCTGGGTGCGCCAGCCATTAACCCGGCCCCAGGGTTGAGGTAACGCCGAGTTCTGCGTTTTCACGCTCTTGCGAAAGCAGTGACCGGGTGCCGCCATACCGCATCGCGCGGCGACGGGAAGAAAGCTGGGCTTGAGCGCGGCGCTCCTCCTCTGCCGCCCGCTCTTCAGCGCGGCGCTGCGCCTCGGTAGTTTCAGGCGCAATCTGTTCCGGGGTCGGAGCCTTTGGCTTGCCTAGGATGCCACCCATCTGTAATCCTCGCGTACATATAGTAATCGGCACCATCAGGCCCAAACGACTTGAGTGTACCTTCGCGCACAAAATGTAATACTTCAGCCCACCTAATAGCAAGCGTGTTGCGACTATCGACTACTATCTGCAATCTAAATAGACGCATCTGGTCTACTATTGTATCGAAGTAACGCATCGCTCCGCGCGTTAGCGATACAGGAGCAATACTTACGATATCGCTGGTTAGTAGCCACGCCTCGGCCACGCCACCCCAGACGGGAACAACGCCCCAGCAACAGGCAACTTTGCCGCGATAAAGGGCGCTATAGCAATGCGGGTATTGGCTGTACTGCTGCAATCTCTGCTTGTAGTCAGGCAGGCATCTAAAGTAATTACGCTCAAACCAGCGCAAATCCATCATAGCCACATGGCCCCAATGGAAGGGCACGACTGTCACCCCAGAATTAGCGGTAATTGGTGTCATTGCAGAGCTTGTGTAAGTTGTGGTGGTTGTGGTGGTTGTGGTGGTTGTGGTGGTTGTGGTGGTTGCGGGGGTTGTACCC